TCTCTTATCTCTTGCGAAAATGGAAAATTTCATATTTTCGTAAATATAAAAAACCTCAAAAATTGACATTATGCGAAAAATATACTAAAATAGTATTGTAAAATAATACCATTTTAGGGGGTTGTATAATGAAGGTTAAAAATTTTATAGGTAAAAGTGTTAATGGGTTTACGATATTAAATACATACCCGTTAGAATTACCTAGCGGTAAAAAAACAAGGCGCGTTCTATTAAAATGTGATAATTGCAACCGAGAATTTGAAAGAAATTCCGGTGTAAATTTTGAACACATAAAATGTAAATGTATGCGTGCGCCTAAGAAAAAGAAAAAGTTTGTATACTACGAATTAAACGGCAAGAAATACACGCAAACGGAATTGTGCAAAACACATAATATAACAGTAGGAACGTTTAGAAGCAGATTAAAATGCGGTTTATCACTTGAAGAAGCGTTGCAAAAAGAATTTGTTTGTAAATGTGAAATATGTGAAAAAGAATTTATAGCAAATAGACCACATACAAAATATTGTTCTAACACTTGTTATCGTAGAGCCGGAACCGGTAAAGGTAAATATAAGCAAGTTAAAACTTTTAAATGCGTTGTGTGTGGAAAAGAATTTAACAGCATAAGAGATGATGCAAAAACATGTTGTGAAAAGTGTAGAAGTGATTTAGCTAGGATTGATAGAAACAAAAGATATGCACATTTGAAAGAAATAGGGCATTTTGATTACAGTGTTACATTGAGTAATGTTTTTGATAGATTCAATGGAGAATGTCAAATTTGCCATAAGGTGTTAAATTTCAATTGTGATAGCAAAAGCTCAGATTATCCGAGTATAGACCATATAAAACCATTATCAAAAGGTGGTTTTCACGAATGGAATAACGTGCAACTTTTATGTAGAGGCTGTAATTGTAAAAAATCAAACGGTGTATAAGGTGGTGAAAAGATGAAGAATACTTTATCTATAAAGAGTAATTGCGTATGTAGTTGTGTTGACAGCATCGCAGACGGAAGCAACAGCATATTTATAGCGTTTGAGATTGATAATGCTACCAACCCACAACTAAAAATATGGTTGAATGACGTATTAAAAAGCACAATAAGCTTGACAGCAAACGAAATCAATTATGTAAATATATCGCCGGATTTATTTGCTTCAAATGGCGTTATAAAATTTCAGTATTTGGATAGCTCATACACCGGACAAATATTTACTATCAATTTTCCCGAAAAGCTTGTGGGTAATTTGTCGGTACAAAAAGCAAGTGACTATGTATTTACGGCAAAATACACGCAAACCGGAAGCGGTACAGCGACAACGGTTAGTGTTAAAGTAAATTCCACTACTACGGGAGCACCGGGAACGGACGCAGCCGTTACAAATAGCGGTAATGATGTAAACGTTAAACTTGACTTTGTTATTCCAAGAGGTGACAAAGGCGAGAAGGGTGATCCGGGCGAAACCGGAGCGCAAGGCCCGCAGGGAATACAAGGATTAAAGGGCGACACCGGCGCCACGGGTGCTAAAGGAGATACCGGCGCGCAAGGTCCTAAAGGAGATAAGGGCGACAAAGGCGATACAGGCGCACAAGGTGAGCAAGGTTTACAAGGCCCACAAGGTCCACAAGGTATTCAAGGCGAGCAAGGACCGCAAGGAGTAAAAGGCGATACAGGGCCACAAGGACCGGCAGGACCTAAAGGAGATACAGGCGCAACGGGAGCCACAGGCGCAACAGGTCCGAAAGGTGATACAGGAGCGGCGGCAGGATTTGGAACGCCGACGGCAACAGTTGATAATAATGTTGGTACACCGTCGGTGACAGTTACAGCAAGCGGAAGTAATACCGCGAAAGTATTTAATTTTGCATTTAAGAATTTGAAAGGTGAAACCGGAGCGCAGGGCGTTAAGGGCGACACCGGAGCAAAAGGCGACAAAGGCGATACCGGGGCAACGGGAGCAACCGGACCGACAGGGCCGCAAGGGGTTAAAGGTGACAAGGGCGATACCGGAGCCACCGGACCAAAGGGCGACAAGGGTGATAAAGGCGATACGTTTACATACGCGGACTTGACCGACGCACAAAAAACGGAATTACAATCTGCCATAACAACATATTACACGAAAAAATCATATAAAGTGGCAATCACAAGCGCTACAAATATGGTTACAATACCATATTCGGAATATCGAAACGGTATTGATATATTGACCGTACACTTAAACGGTGTGTATTGTCTTGAAGGTGTTGATTATACAAGGACAACAAACGGTATTACATTCGCAAACACTATTTCAAGCGATAATGTCGTAGAATTTGAGATTTTAAGAAGCGTGGCGGCGACAACAGCAGACTACGCTTTATTAAAAGGTGATCCGGGCGAAGTAACAAACGCGGAATTGTTGGAAGCTAAAAAAGAAGTCTTGCAATTAGCACAAGATTATACGGACGACGCTAAAAGCGATATACTAAACGACTTTAAGAGTTATCCTATAATAATTCCGTATTATGGGCAATTAATTAATAGTTCACTATCATCTTTTAGAGGCCATGGAACCGCTGAAATTAATGTACATGCGAATAATAAAGTAGAAGTGCATTATGTTGTAAAAATATCAAATGCAAGTGACTATTATAATTTTGATTATGGTATCAATAGAGATTTTCTTACGAGCACTGTGCAATCTATTTTACCCGGTAAAGTAATAGTACCTGTATTTGGTGGGGTATGCACTTTTTATGATTATAGCAGTGGTGCCATATCTCAAGGTCTTACGGGTTTCGGTGGAATACATGAAGTATACGGTCAATTTTGGAGGTTTGGACGAAATTATGACGGTGCAAATTATGGAGCATGGCCCGAAGATTCTTTGGCAGAAGGCACAATAATTCAAGGTGTATGCTATGGTGAATTGGTGGACGCTTAAATAATTAAGAGGTTTAACAATATGAATAGACGCGAAGAGTTATTAAATATCATAGGCAACGACAACAAAATATTAGATAAGCTAGTTGATGAGGTTTGTTTTTTGGAAAAGCAACTTGACTACTTAAAGAGCTTGCCGCAGATAAATGTTAACCCAAACAATCCATATCAACAGAAAGCAACGCCGGCGGCAAAGCAATATAAAGAGTTTTTGCAACAGTATACAAACTGTATCAAGATTTTAGCGCATATTACCGGCGATGATAACGAAAACGACGAGTCACCGTTGAGAAAGTGGGCGAAAAAGTATGTTAATTAAACACGAAAGCAGAGTAACGCGATATTTGAGCCGAGAGGTGGAGCAAATGTAATATGTTAATACAGAATAAAACAATATGGACGCCGGACAACTCATATTTATTACGCTATAAAGAGCAGTGCGAAGCGGGTATTTACATAATCGGTAACGATTTACGGCAACAGCTTGATAATTTATGTGAAGATTTTCACAACGACGAGTATTTTTATAATACCGATGACGCAAATTTACGCATGGACTTTATGGAAAATTGCGTAAGGTTAACGAAATCGCCGTTTTACAACAAACCTATGGTGTTGATGGATTGGCAAAAGGCATTTATCGAAGCTATTTATAGCTTCAAAATGTCCGAAACGCAGTTTAGACGCTTCAAGTATATATTACTACTTATCGCACGTAAGAATACCAAAAGTGAAACGTGCAGCGCGATAGGTAACGCCGAGTTTATTTGTGGTAATGAGGGCGCGGATATATGCGCAAGTAGTAACGATGACGCGCAGGCGTCAATCGTATTTGATGCAATCGACACAATGCGAATGTTATATGATCCGGACGAATTAGACAGCAAACGAAACCAACGTTTTATATTAAACAAAAATACAAATACAAAGGTTTTCAAGCTATCGGAGCGCACCAAGAACAAAGAGGGGCGAAATATTGACGTAGCATTTTTGGATGAGTCACACGAAATGCAAACTAACGTCATAGCGAAGTCAATAGAACAATCACAATCTATCAAAGACGAACCATTGTTTTTTAATTTGACAACGGAAGGTTTTGTTATAGACGGATATTTGGACGACGAATTAAAAAAGGGCCGTAAAATCATTTACAAAGAGGACGATAGCAAAGCCGCAAAGCGTCGTTTAGATTGGTGGTATACACAGGACAGCGAAAGCGAAGTATGGCGCGGCAACCGTCAAAACAGATTGTGGGAAAAATCAAACCCGACTTTAGGTATTGTTAAAAAATATGAGTATTTGGAAGAGCAGGTTGACAAGGCACGCGAAAGCAAAGCCGACAGAATATTTATATTATCGAAAGATTTTAATATCAAGCAAAACAGCGTTGAAAGTTGGCTAAACCTTGAAGATTACGACTATAAAGCATCATATGATATAGAGGACTTCCGGGGCGCGGTGTGTTTGGGTATGGTTGACCTTGCCGAGACTACCGACCTTGTATGTGCAAAAGTATTACTTATGCGCAAGGACGACCACACAAAATACATACATACGCATTATTTTATACCGATGTCAAAATTAGAGCCGGACAAAGACGACCACAACGCCGGAGCACACTATAAAGAGTGGGCCGACGCGGGTTATATAACAGTTTGCCCGGAAAATGAGGTTGATTTATCAATCGTTGCAGATTGGTTTTACAGCTTATACAAGGATTACAACATAAAACTTATTCGGTGCGGTTACGATCAGCGGTTTTCTAAGGATTGGATAACCCGTATGGAGTTTTACGGATGGAGTAAACAAGACGAAAGCCTTGAAATGATTTTACAGAACGCGGCCACGTTAAATAATGCGTTGCGTTTGGTAGAAGCAGACCTAAAAGCACAGATTATTAACTACAACGAAAACCCGGTTGATAAGTGGTGCTTCAAAAATGCTTGTTTGAAGGTAAACGAGCAACGGCAGGCACTTTGTATTAAGATAAACAATGAGAATAAAATTGACGGTTCCGTCACATTGATAGGTTTATACGAAATGTACAGGCGGCATCGTTCAGAGTTTACCGAGATTGTAAACAGATAGGAGCGTGATTATATGGCGGCATATACTAAAGGTTTCACAACAAACGCTTTTCAGCTAGATACCGAAAGCGGCAAATACAAAATGAGCGTACCCGTAAGTGAAATGAATTTGAATAGCGGTATAGCGATAAGGGTTTCTAAACTTTTAAGACTCAATGACGGAAAATATGAAAATACTATTGCCGCATATGAAGTTGACGGCGACGGTAATTTAGTTATTTATAGTGATAGTGAATTTAGCGGTAAATTGGTTGTTACAACCGATAGATAATAAAGAAAGTGAGGTAATTTATTATGGCAAAGCAGGTAATTGAATTAGGCGGTATTGTAAAAAGTGAGGTAAAGAAGATTAACGACAACTTTACGGAGCTTTACGAAGCAGAAGCAACAGGTAACAAGTCAAATGATTTGAGCGACTACAACAACGACGCGGGATTTATCACAGCGGAGGCACTTCCAACGGTTCCGACGGATGTTAGCGACTTAAATAATGATGCGGGTTATCAGACAGCGGCACAGGTAAGCGCGGCGGTTACGGCCGGCGTTGCAAACAAGGTTGATAAAATCACGGGTAAAGATTTATCAACCAACGATTACACAAACGACGACAAAAGCAAGGTTGCAAGGCTTGGAAAGATTGATTTTACATCAAGTCAGTTTGGAACATTACAGGTAGACGGCTATTGTTATGCGACTATCGAAGCAGGCGGCAAATATCCGGTTAAAGTATTTAAGCAGAACGGTACAAAGTACGAGGAAGTTTTAGCGCAGGCAGACGTTGACGGTAATAATATTGTTATTGGATCGTGTGCAGCGTTTAGCGGTTACGTTGTAACCGTATAGGAGATTAAAAAACAATGGGTTGGATAGATAAATTCAAACGAAAACCAAAAGTTAATACAGTTTACGCCGATATGCTAAACGGTTACACGCCTATATTTTCACAATTCGGGCAAAACATTTACGCATCGGACGTTGTACAGCAAGCTATAATGTGCATCGTGTCGGAGCTTAAAAAGCTCATACCGACACACGTTATAAGCGAGGGCACCGACGTTAAACCGGTAGCCGGTAACGTGCAAAATATACTAAATAACCCTAACGAGCTTATGACAACAAGCGAATTTATAGAAAAGTTTGTTTGGAATTTGTTTTTTAATTACAACAGCTTTATTATTCCAACGTTTACAAGCTACATTGATGCAAAGGGTGTAGAGCAGCGCACCTATACGGGGCTTTATCCGGTACAGCCAACAAATGTTGAATTTCAGCAGGACAGCACCGGGAAGTTATATGTAAAAATGACGTTTGCCAACGGCTACGAAACCACTTTACCATACGATGACGTTATACATATCAAGTATAAATATAGCGTTAATGACTATATGGGCGGTAACGAAAGCGGACAGCCGGACAACGACGCTTTAATACAGACGTTACAGCTTAACAAAGACTTGTTAACCGGTGTAGCCGGTGCCATGAAAAGTAGTTTTTCTATCAATGGCGTTGTGAAGTTTAACACGATGTTGGATGATGGCAAAACTGAAAAGGCGTTAAAAGAGTTAGAAGCGAAATTAAAAGCAAACGAAAGCGGATTTTTACCACTTGATTTAAAAAGTGAGTTTATTCCGATTAAGCACAAAATAGAGCTTGTGGATGCCGACACACTAAAGTTTATTGACGAAAAAATATTACGGCATTTTGGTGTACCACTTTGTATTTTGACGGGTGATTACAACAAAGAGCAGTACGAAGCTTTTTATCAAAAGACTTTAGAGCCGATTATTAAGAGTATTAGCGAAGCATTTACAAAAACGCTATTCACGCCACGTATGCGCTCATACGGTAATAAGATTGTATTCTATCCGAAAGACCTTATATTTATGAGCGTCACACAAACGCTTGAAATGGTTAGATTGTTAGGTGATTCGGGCGCACTTTATGAAAATGAAAAGCGTGTTGCATTTGGTTTAAGACCATTACCGGAATTAAACGGCGTTCGTATGCAGTCATTAAATTATGTAAATGTAGATTTGGCTAAAAATTATCAAATGGGAGGTGGTAACAGTGGCAGCAACACCACAGGACAAGAGAATAACACGGGCGTTTAATTTCAGTATTGAAACCCGTGAGGACGGCGACGGTTACGGAATATTAGAGGGACACGCAATTGTTTACAACAAAATTTATAACAATGGTTATTTTGAAGAAACCATAGAGCGCGGGGCGTTAAAAAATACTAACTTAAAAGACGTTAGATTTTTAGTTAATCACAATACCGACATGATACCGTTAGCGCGTAGCCGCAACAACAACGAAAACAGCACAATGCAGTTAATTGTTGATGATGAAGGTTTGCGAGTAAGAATAAAACTTGACATTGAAAACAATACCGAGGCGAGAAACCTTTACAGCGCAGTTAAACGCGGTGACATTTCCGGAATGTCGTTTATGTTTATCGTTAGGGGTGAACGTTGGGAAGATGAAAACACCGACCACCCAAAGCGATTTATAACCGATATTGAGGTTGTATTTGAGGTTAGTGCCGTGACATTCCCGGCATATGAAGAGACAGATATTAACGCACGTTGCAAAGCGGAGTTGGAGAGCTACCGCGCCACATTGGAGAATGTGAGAAGCAAGGCGCCGGACGGCGTGGGCGTTGATGATACATTGAAACTATTAAAGTTAAAAAATCAAAATTTAGGAGGATTTTAAACAATGAGAAAGAAAGTTTTAGAGAAAAGAAAAGCAAGACTTGAAAAGAGACGCGCGGAGCTTATCGCACGTTCAAACGCGAGCGAGGATATCGCAGAGGTAAGAGCTATTAACGAACAGCTTATGAGCATTGCCGAGGATTTGCAGGACATCGCGGACGAGCTTGCAACACTTGCCGACGATGGTAACGGTGACGGCAACGGCGACGGTGGAAACGGCGACGGTATGAGAAACAAGGATGATGACAATGAGGGCAGAAGCGTAGAGCCACAGCAGGTACTGACACGCGGCGGCAATCCTATAGCATCATACGGACAGATGACCGGCGCACAGGCTACACAGCCACAGACAAGAGAAGTAGAAAGCTATCTTGATACATTAGAGTATAGACAGGCTTTTGCTACATATGTGCGTACAGGTAAGTGGGAGTATGAGCAGAGAGACACGGAAGCCGGAATGGTAACAACCGCAGATATCGGAAAGATTATTCCGAACACAATTATGAATGAGGTTATCAAGGAGCTTAAATCATACGGCAACCTTTACAACAGAGTTAGAAAGCTCAATGTGCGCGGTGGCGTTGAGTTTCCGATTGAGGACCTTGTACCACAGATTAGATGGATTACAGAGACAACCACAAGCGAGAATCAGAGCGCACCGGAGTTTAAAAATTCCGTTTCATTCGGTTACTATATCGCAGAGGCGAGAATCTCACAGAGCTTGTTATCACAGGTTGTTTCGCTCACAATGCTTGAAAGTGAGATTGCAAAAATTCTTGCAGAAGCATTTATCAAAGAGTTTGACCGTATCATAATTAGCGGTTCCGGCTTAGGACAGCCAACAGGTATTTTGAACGATGTAAGAGTGCTTGCAAAGAATAAGATCACAATGGCAGCAGCCGACGCCGTAGATTGGGCGAAGTGGAGAGAAAAGCTTTTTGCAAAGATTCCACTTTCATACCGTGCCGGTGGTGTACTTGTAATGACCGTTGACACTTGGGAAGGCCTTATTTGTACTATGAAGGATAGTAACAACAGACCTATTTATACCGAGACATACGATGTAAATACCGGAGCACCAACTTACAGATTTAACGGTAAGGAAGTTATGCTTGTAGAAAATGATTTGGGTATTGCTGATTACTCAACAGCCACAAGCGGCGATGTGTATATGATTTACTTCAAGCCGACAGATTACGCTATCAACAGCAATTTGCAGATTGGATTTAAGCGTTACTTTGACGAGGACAAGAACAAGTGGGTAAACAAGGGCTTGTGTATTATGGATGGCAAACTGCTTGATGTAAATAGCTGCTATATTATCAAGAAGTAATTAAATTCAATATTCGTGTGGGGTAAATAATACCCCACGCGGTATTTGAGAAAGTGAGGTTACAGAATGAACGAGGTAGGTTTATTGCAGGACGAGTTAAAGCGCGCATTGGAGCACGTGAGCGGTAAAACCTTAAATGGTACATATCAGACAACCGCGGAAATGTTACACGCGTTTAATTCGATTTATGAAGCGTGCAGCGTTGCATTTGATGTTATGGCGACAGATTTAACACCGTTAGAAGGTTACACCGTGACAGTAAAGAGCAACGGGGAAACGATTACACCAGGCGAGGGTGGTTATTATGATTTGCCGGTAGGCACTTATACATATAATTGTACTTGTGAGGGTTACGACGATTTAACAGACGTCGAATTTACCGTTAATGATGCGGACGTAGAGCGCGGAACAATGACCGTCACCGTTAAGATGACAGCGACAACATAAAAGGGGTGATTGAATGGCAGCGATAACAGATATAGAGCTTTTGACAAAGGTTAAAAATGCGCTAGGAATAACGGGCGATTATCAAAACGAAACGCTACAAATTTACATCGGTGATGTAAAAGACTATATGCGTTGTGCCGGCGTAAACGAAATAACGTTAAATAGTGATAAATCGGTCGGTGCCATTTGTCGCGGTGTATCGGACATTTGGAATTACGGTGCCGGTACAGAGTTTAGCACGTACTTTATGCAGCGCGTTACACAGCTCGCATACGAAACGGCGGTGGTTGAAGATGAAGGAATTTAAACCAAACGGACCATACACGGTGCCGGTTAAATTACTTATACCAACAATAAAGACCGTTAAAGGCGTGCGAAAAAATGTATATCCGGATGACGGCGTTATTATTTATTGCAGCGTACGGACATTCGGGGGTACGGAGCGCGTTGTTAATGATGTGCTTGTGTTGGAAAACACGGCCACGCTTGAAACGTTTTACCGCCCGGACATAAAAGCTAATTGCAGGCTTTTAATAAACGGCGTACCGTTTGAGATTATGGGCGAGCCGGAAAATATCAACATGCGAAATCAATATATGATTATCAAAGCTAAAGCCGTCAAAGGTGGTGCGTGATATGCCTAAGAATAAAATCGGTTTACAATTTAGTGGACTTGATGAAATGATAGAACGCTTGGAAGCAGCGGAAGCGAATATAAAAAGCGCAACCGAAGCGGCACTAAAAGCGAGTAAATCTATTGTTAACCAAGGTTTAACCAAGGACACCACAAACGCGAATTTTCCCGCAGGTGGTAAGTATGCGACCGGAGCGTTAAAGAAATCTATCGACAAGGATTTTAATGTTAAGTGGGAAGGTACAACAGCGGGTATCGAAATCGGTTATGACTTCAAAAAGTCGGGTATGGCGCAAATATTCTTGATGTACGGCACACCTAAAATGGCGAAGGTACAAAAGATTTACGATGATATTTACGGCACACGTACAAAGCGTAAAATTGCAGAAGCGCAAAAAGCGGCTATGCAAAAAGTGATTGACAGAGTAGGGGGTTGAGTATGGAAGATAATTTAATTGAATTATTGGAAACGTTCGGTTATCCGGTTTATAGACAAGGTAGTCTTGCGGAAAATGAACCGTACCCACCTACGTTTTTTACTTTTTGGAGCAACGGAAATTATGAGCAAAGCGCATATGACAACAGCGTTATGTTAGTGATTAGTGATTTTGATGTTAATGTTTATGCCGATGATCCGGAAACAGTTTACAGCTTGTTAAAACAGGCGCGCACATTATTAAGTCATAACGGTTATCAAATACCGGACAGAGGGCACGACCTAGCAAGCGACGTAGACACACATACCGGGCGCGGTATAAATGTTACATATCTATCTAAAGAAAGTGAGGTTTAACAATGGCAGACAACAAACAGGAAGTTTTTGAGTTTAGAGGTGTTGACAGCCTTTATGTTGCCGAGGTATTGACCGACGACAACGAAGCAGACAGCGGTTATACTTGCGAAACGCCGATTTATTTAGCACCGGTTGCAGAGGTTGGAAAGTCAACAGATAGTGCAAGTGAAGCACATTATTATGACAACAAAGCTATGATTGTTGTTAATTCGGAGAGTGCCGACAAGATAGCAATTACAATGGCACCGCCTATTTTGGAGAAGTTAACAAAGATTATCGGAAAGTCATTTGACGCAACAACCGGTATGATGGTAGACGGCCCGAGACAGAATAAATATTTTGCGCTTATGTACAGAACAAAGGGCACAGATGGCGCATATCGTTATGTATCACGTTTGAAGGGTACATTTAGTATTCCGGAGGACTCAAACGCGACAGAGAACGACGGAACAGACACAACAAATACATCAATCGAGTATACAGGTATTTTCACAACGCACGAATTTGACAAGGGTATCTATAACGGTACATCGTGGGAAAAGGCAGGCGTTAAGGGTGTTGTAGTTGATACACGTTACGGACTTGCGGACGTGTCGAAATTCTTTGAGAGTGTACAGACACCGGACACCGTAAAGGTTAAAGCAGCAGGTTAATAAGTAAACGATAAGGCGGTATATTATGCCGCCTTATTTAGTAAATAAGGAGCGAAAACAATGGAAATTAAAATAAATGTTTATGAAAATGATATGAAAACCGTAAAAAAGGAAGTAAGTGCCGAAGTTATTGATATTCCATTTGGTGTGGTTCGTAAATTTATGTCAATGTTTCAAATTAAGGACTTTAACGACACATCGACAGTATTAAATACAATCGCGTCATCGTGGGAACAGATCACAAAGCTGCTTGACCTTATTTTCCCGGGTATGACCGATGACGATTGGAACGGCGTAAAAATAAAGGAGCTTTTAACCGTTGTAATTACTGTTTTGAAGTATTCGTTTAGCGAAATGTTAAATGTGCCGGTAGACGAAAAAAACTAAATGAGGGGGATAACCTCCCCCTTGATGAAAGTTTATTTATAATCGAACACAATTTGTGCACGATGTATCAAGGTTTAACGCCGTTTACGATTGAATGTGAAACGTATCACAATGTTATAGCCTTGTATGCAGACGTTAGACGTATGCAGATACGCGAGGACAGGCAGAAGAACCGCAAACACGTTATAAGACGTCGTGCAAGTGATGATGCGGGTTGGTGGTAAAAGCGAGGTGAGACAATGCCAAAAAATAACGAAACAACCACAAAATTTAAGGTTGATATAAGCGAGCTTAAAAAGGGAATACAGGACGCACAAAGGCAAATAAGACTTGCTAACGCCGAGTTTAAGGCTGCATCTTCCGGTATGGACGATTGGAGTAAAAGCGCCGACGGTGTAAGTGCTAAATTAAAGCAGCTCAATACGACGGTTGACGCGCAAAAGAAGGTATTAAACAGCTTAGAAGCACAATACGCCGAGGTTGTAAGAGAGCAGGGCGCAACCTCAAAGGGTGCGGAAGAATTAAAAATCAAAATTGCGAATCAGCAGGCGGCAATAAATAAGACCGAAAAGGAAATATCGAAGTACACACAATCGCTTGCAGACCTTGAAAGCGGAGCAGATAGCGCGGATGCAGACTTAAACGACCTTGCAGACAGTACAGAGGACGCAGGAAAGGCAGCAGAAAAAGCCGAGGGCGGTTTTACCGTCTTAAAAGGTGCACTTGCCAACCTTGCAGCCGAGGGCATTAAGAAATGTGCGGAAGCGTTGGGAGAATTAACGAAAGAGCTTATAACAGATAGTAGCAACGCATACGCACAATTTGCAGCACAGACGGGCACGGCCACGGATGCGATGGGCGAATATGAAGATGCTATTAAAAATATTTATAATAACAATTTTGGTGAGAGCTTGCAGGACGTAGCCGAGAAGATGGCAAAGGTTAAAGAGGTTACCGGAGAAATTGACGCTTCAAAGCTTGAAGATATGACAAAAAAAGCTATGACACTTGAAGATACGTTTGGTATGGATATGACCGAAACCTTACGCGGTGTTAATTCGCTTATGGATCACTTTGGTATGACAAGTGAAGAAGCTTTTGACCTTATATCAAGCGGTGCACAAAATGGACTTAACTACACCGACGAGCTAGGTGACAACGTAGCCGAGTACGCGGGTAAATTCGCCGAAGCAGGTTTTAGTAGCGAAGAGTATTTCCAATTACTTAAAAACGGCGCAGAGGGTGGAGCATATAACCTTGATAAAGTCAATGATGCCGTAAACGAGGTTACAACAAGGCTTGCAGATGGAACAATCGAAGATAGCCTTGATATGTTTAGCACCGATACACAAAGCGTATTTGAAGCTTGGAAAAACGGAGAAGCCACACAAAAAGACGTTATGGCATCCATTGTTAAGGATATACAGAACACGACAAACGAGCAAGACAAAATGAACCTTGCCGCGCTTGCATTTGGCACAATGGCCGAGGATGGCGGCACGCAGTTTATCGAAGCACTTTCGCCGGTTGGTGATACGTTTGACGATGTAAAGGGTAAAGCCGAAGAATTAATGAATGTTAAATACGATACACCGGGCGCAGCCATAAAGGGTATCGGCAGAACATTGAAAACGGACTTATTACAACCTTTAGTTGATAAGCTTATGCCACACTTAAATAAACTTGCAAAGTGGGTTACTGATAATTTACCTAAATTTATCGAAAAAGTAAAAGAGCTTGCAAACAAGGCAAAGGACGTTATAACCGAGCTTGAAAAGTGGACGCCGTTAATAGCCGGTATCGGTGCGGCGATTGCTACATATTTTGCCGTTACAAAAATAGCGGCGTTTGTAGGATGGATAAAGTCGGGAGCGGCTGCAATTAAAATGATGGAGATTGCACAGGCGGCGTTAAATGTCGTTATGAACCTAAACCCGATAGGTATTATCATCGGACTTATAGCCGGACTTGTGGCCGCGTTTGTTATCCTATGGAATAAGTCGGAAGCGTTCCGCGAATTTTGGCAAAATTTGTGGGAAAAAATCAAAGAAGCTGCAAGGGTTGTAGTTGAAGCAGTAGCCGAGTTTTTTAGCGGATTGTGGGAAAATATCAAAGCCGTGTGGTCGGTTGTTTCCGATTGGTTCCAAGAAATTTGGGATAATATCAGCGATGCGGTTTCATCGTTGATTGAGTCAGTTGTTAAATTTTTTACAAACGGTTGGGATAATATTAAAAAAATATGGTCGGTTGTAAAAGATTGGTTTTCCGATATATGGCAGGGCATTAAAGACGTATTTTCAGTTGTCGCAACGTGGTTTAGTGATATGTTCTCGCGGGCGTGGTCGGGCGTTAAAAATATATGGAACGCGGCAACCGGGTTTTTCTCCGGAATTTGGAACGGCATTAAAAACGCTTTATCGAGCGTTGCAACGTGGTTTTCCGATAAATTCAAAAGTGCGTATGAGGGCGTAAGCAACGCATTTTCGGGCATAGTCGGATTTTTTAGCGGTATATGGGAGAGCATCAAAGAGATATTTAACAAGGTCGGCGAGGTTGTCGGAAATGCGATTACAAATACGGTAGCAAGTGCGGTTAATGGCGTGTTATCAACGGCAGTTAGTATAATTAACGGCTTTATTTCAGCCATAAACGGCGCAATATCAGTTATCAACGCTATTCCGGGCGTTAAGATCAGCAAGCTATCAAAGTTGAGCGTTCCGGAGCTTGCCGAAGGTGGAGTGCTCAAAAAAGGACAAATAGGACTTTTAGAGGGTAACGGAGCCGAGGCCGTCGTACCATTAGACCAAAATAAAAAATGGATATCTAAGACCGCACAGGATATGAGCGCCGCATTAAGAAAAGAAAATGTTATAGCCGGAAATAATAACACGGCTAACAATTATACGTTTAATCAGTATAACAACAGCCCGAAAGCGTTAAGCCGGTTAGAGATATACAGACAAACTAAAAATCAATTACAGTTTGCAAAGGGGGTTTAATCGTTGATACAAATAACAGCAGAAAACACAAGAGGTGAAAAGTTAAATCTAACTAATAACCCGGCATATGTTGTTACGCGTGTCGACGGATTAAACCCGCCGAGCGCGAACATAAATACAGCGGTTACGGCTACTTTTGACGGTTCCACGTTTAAGAGTAGCCGAGTAAACGAGCGAAATATAGTTATAGAAATTGTACTAGATGAAAACATCGAAAACAGCCGTATAAATCTGTATAAATATTTCAAGTCAAAACACAAAGTTACGCTTTACTTAAAGACCGGCAGGCGTGAAGTATATACAATCGGATATGTTGACACGTTCGAGTGTAATTTATTTGAGAACAGGCAAAAGGCGCAAATATCGCTTATATGTCCATATCCTTATTTTGTGGATATAAACACAGATATAACACAGTTTAGCGTTACAACCGATTGTTTCGAGTTTCCATTTGCCATAGCTGCCGAGGGTATACCATTTTCGGAAACGATTATAAATAGCCGTAAATCTATAATTAACAACGGCGATGTTGAAAGTGGTTTGGTTATCAAATTACACGCCACAAGCACCGTATTAAATCCAAAGATTTATAACGAGGACACAAACGAGTATTTTATACTAAACGTCGAAATGCTTGAAGGTGACGAGATTGTTATAAACACAAACAAGGGAGAAAAGGGCGTTATAATGACCGTTGACGGTGTGACAAGTAATATAATAAACGACATTGAACCGGGTTCAACGTGGTTTCAAATTGAGCCGGGCGATAATATGTTTTTGTACACAGCCGACGAATACCCGGAAAATTTACGTTGTACGTTTGAACATTCGGATAAATACGGGGGTGTGTAAATGGATATATACGTGTTAAACGATAACTTTGAGCGCGTGGGTATTATCGACAATTACACAAGTTTGATATGGAACACACGCTATTATACGCCGGGTGATTTTGAACTTTACGTGGCAGCAGATAACCGCATATTAGAGTTAATTAACAACAATACATATTTAGTACGTGACAAGGATATGCAGGGCGAAGAATATCGAAATGTAATGATAATTGACAAGCCTAACATTGACCTGCAAACGGACGTTGAAAACGGCGATTATTTAACCGTTACCGGTAAATGCTTAAAAAGCATTGTAGCGCGCAGAGTCGTGATACATCAAACAATAATGAGCGGTAATATAACCGATTGTGTAAATCGTTTATTGAGCGAAAATATCATAAATCCTACGGACACAAAACGAAAAATCAATAATTTTACATTTGATACATCGAATACTTTTAACGTTTCGTTGAGTATGCAGGCAACCGGTGACAATTTAGCGGAATTATTCACGGAAATGCTGCAAAATTACGGTATCGGTTGGGACGTATATATTAAAAACGGTAAATTTGTATTTTATCTATACAAAGGTGTTGACCGGTCTGCAGATCAGAGCGAAAACCCGCGCGTAGTTTTTTCATATGAGTTTGATAATCTGCTAACGAGCGACTACAAAGAGGATGTAAGCACGTATGCAAACGTCGCTATTGTGGCCGGCGAGGGTGAAGGTGTCGAGCGTAAGAAGTATGAGACGGGCGACAGCAGCGCAACCGGGTTAAATAGATTTGAGGTGTTTGTTGATGCGAGGGATATGAGCACCAACGAGGGCGAAATAAGCACAAGTGATTATAATATAATGCTTGCGGAAAAAGGCAACGAAACATTATCGGAGCTTCAAAAAGTAATTACTTTTGAGGGCGAAATTGACGCGACAAGAAATTATGTTTTGAACCGTGATTTTTATTTAGGTGATATGGTGCAGGTAATAAATGAGTACGGTATATCCAAAAGCACGCGAATAATTGAAATAATAGAAGCAGACGACGAAAACGGCGAAAGTATTATACCGACATTTTCGGATTTTTAAGGGAGGTTAGAAAATGGCTTTAACGTATGGTTTTTTTAACAGTATAAATAGTGACCGAGTTTATAATGCGGATCAAATGAGTGAAATGTTTGACGGACTTATAACCGATGGTGTATATCAAACCGTTGGTGATGCTATGCGGGTTGTTGCGTCAAGCGGTATGACCGTTAATGTATCAACAGGCCGTGCGCGTGTAAATTCACAGTGGGCTAAGGTTGATAGTGCTTACGCTATCACGCTAAACAGCGCACACGTGACGTTAAACAGATATACGGCTATATGTTTGAGGGTTGATTTTGCAAACCGTGAAATCAAGCTTATAGCAAGAGACGGCACCAACGCCACAAGCCCGACTAAACCGGCCATTGTGCGTAATAGTTATTATTACGAGCTTATTCTTGCATATGTGTACGTGGGAGCGGGTAAGACAGCGATAACGCAGGATAATATCGAGGACACAAGAGCTAACACAGATTTATGCGGTATAGTGTCAAGTTTGGTACAGCAGATTGACACAGCTAATTTATATAATCAGTATACGGCAGCCTACGAAGCGCAGCTTGCAACAATGCAAGAGTGGTTTACAGCACAGCAGACGGCTTTTAACACGTGGTTTAACGATTTAACGGAAACGTTGAACGTTGATACATATATCACTAATGCGACGGCAAATTACAAGACCACAAGCAGCAGCGGAGAGCGTTACATTGACATACCGTCAAGCTTAAATTACACAACAAATGATTTATTGCTTGTATTTATTAACGGCGTAAATTTAGCGCAGGGCATAGACTACACAATACAAGCTAATGAGGTGACCGGCGGTTATATGGCCGTATTACCGCAGACAGTAAAAGAGGGTAATGTATTTACATTTACGGTTGTAAAATCACAAATAGGTGTTAGATCATAATAAAAACGGGCGTGCTAGTTTATAAGCTAGTACGCCCGCCTTTTATGTACCGGAAGGAAATATGTGAATACAAGAAAAAATATAACACACATAAAAATCATAAAATAGTGACATGTTGCACAAATAAAATTGTAAATATTTGTGCATTTTTACTATTGAATATACACAACTTACGGTGTATAATACAGACATAAGTTAAAGAAAGGAACGGCACAGCCGGAAGGGTAAAGGGATATGAAATTTAGCGAATTAATGAAAAAATTAGAGAGCAAGTCAAATGTGAGAATATGGATGGAAGAAACACCAAACGGAATACAGTGGTGGGCAAGTGGAATAAGGGAATGTGGTGATAAATGGAACACAAGAGCAAAAACAAGAGAAGAAGTCGAAAGACAAGCAATTAACGCAGGTTTTACAATTTAAATAAACAACCCGAGCCGGAGCGTATTCTCCGGCAGAAAGTGAGGAAGAATATGATTAGATTAATAATTGTAAATGACGAAAACGAGCACGGTATTAAAGTAAAAGAATGGTTAGATCATTATAGTGGTTATCTTTGCGATAAAACTATTAAATTTTTAAAACAATTTAATGAAGATACGGTTATAGAAGCGTCAATTTATGACTTAAATAATTTTGCAATGCAAAATATAAATTAAAACAAACCGCCCACAATAGGGCGGTTATTTTTATGCTTATAAAAACCAATGACGCCGGAATAAATCCGACGCCATTAGCTTAAAGGAATATACATAATGAAAAAAATACACTAATTATTATATCAAAATTACAAAATTTGTCAATCCACATCCGGCACATATTCCATAATGTCACCCGGTTGGCAATTAAGCAGTTCACAAAACTTATCAATACTCATAGTGTTTACCGGTTCATTATTGCGTAGCTTTGTCAATGTACCCTCACCGGTAATTTTGTTTTTTCGTATGTAGTACGTTGTGATTTTCTTTTCCTCTAACAGCTTGAACAGCTTATCATATTTAATCATTATATCACCTCACATAATATTTTTATTACATTATATCATAATATATACACTATTTCAAGTGTATTATACACAATAAAAAGTGTTGACATATACACAACTTATAGTGTATAATAAGATTATCAAATGAAAGAGAGGTAACACAATATGACAACAGCAGAACAAAACGTAAGAGAAATGATAAGTAATTTAACACTAGCGGAATTATTAGACGAATGGGAATTAACAAGCAAGATTGACAACCCGGAAATATACACAGTGCGCGGTTGGTTAATGGATGAATTGGAAAGCAGGAACCCTGAAGCGTTTAACAAGTGGTTAGATCAAGATGAACCGACCGACGAAATGTTAAAAGAGTTTATGACAATTTAATAAATAAGGGCGGCGCACCTGCCGCCCAATTATAAAGGTGGGGGTAATTATTATGACAAAACAAGAACAGATTAAAAATTTAATCAATGATCTAAAGAACGATGAAACATTACACGACGTAAACACGCGTTTACATTATGCAATCGGATATATGGGAACGCAAAAAGACATACGCGAATTATTAAAAGCAATAGCCGGTAAATAATAACACGCCGTTTAACGCCCGTATCAGCTTCATACGGGCGTTTTAATATGTTCAAGTATAAAATGTATGGGTATGATATTAAAACGACTTAAAACGGCTTGTACGGCGTTAAAAATATTTTGAAAATTTTTACAAAAAGTACTTGACTATACACAGTTTACGGTGTATAATACAATTACAAGATAAGGAAAGGAACCGCACAAGCGGTAAGGGTAAAAGGAATATGAAATATTTAATTCAAACAAAGTCAACTATGAAAACAGTAAAAATTTTTGATAACTTAGAGGAAGCTATTGAATACTTAAAGCATCACAGCTTATGTTGTTTAACAATTTTGAAATAGATTGAGTGAGGTAAAAGGATATGAGAACTTACAAAGAAACAAAAGAATTAGCAAAGCAGATAGTAATTGAAAAAGGCATTGATAATATAATAGGTGCTGACTGTGTAAAGCTTTACGATATGGGTTGCAATGTAACAGACGTACAAAACGCATTTAATTATTTTAGATATAGCCCACGTGCTGCAAAGTACAGAGCATAATAAACAAAACCGCAGCCGTAGCGGTTACTACGGCAGAAACTTGAATCGTGTATTTTATGTGGAGGGATTGAATATGAAAAAATATTTATTAACAGCAATTAATGCATCGGCAGGAAATTTACAGTATAAAAGAGTAGAAGCGGAAAACATTACAGAAGCAATGGAAAAATTGGAAATGTGGGAAGTTGATACAATCAAAAAACATTCTCTTGTAGTTTTTGAGGATAAAAAAGTTATAGAAATTACAGAAGATATGGAAATTATAAGATTTACAAAAACAAATGGTTATGTATTAAGTACAGAGTTTACTGCTAATATTGAAGCATGGGAAAATGCCTTACAAGAAACTTTTGGAAATGAATTGATGATAATTGAGCATTTTTATTATGGTGACAAATTGGATATGGCAGATGTAATTTTGAAAGATGGAAATTATATGCGATACAATATCGGAGAAAAACACATCCATTGTACAGGACATGATTGCACACATGAACAGAAGGAAAAATTTGAAACATTGGAAAAATAACCATAAAACTACTGTTCAAAGCTGCACCATATCGGCTATACGGTGGAGAAAGTGAGGATATTATGACAGATAATGAAGCATATAAATTGATTGGAGAACGTGCCGAAGAATTGAGCAAAAGAACAGACGTACAACAGAAAATGATTGATATAGCAAAAAGAGAGGGAAAAGCCGAAGCCGAAAAGTGGCTTTACATGGCTGCAATAGCAACATTGATATAAACAAACCACCCGCAAGGGTGGTTATTTTTATATTCTAATTTTCCAACCAATTATAAAATTCCGGCGCAGCCGTATTATTATATTTTATATTTGTATTATTTCTTTTTAATATTTCTTTGTTATTATTTATTTGTATTTGCGCGTTTGGTTCTGTACTTGTAGTACTGTACTCTTTGTACTGTACATTTTGTACATCACTGTATTGTACGTTTTGTACATTACTAAAATCTATTAGTATTTCAAATTGATTATCATTGATTACTTGTAAATTTTTCGGTACGTGACCGGTTTCTTCCAACGTTTCGTAAAATGTTTCGTGTACGAAAATATTAAAATCCTTATCGGTTAATTTTTCGTCGGATGCGATATAAAAATACTGTTTCTTTCTATTGATATACGCGCTATACCCGGCTATATATTTTTTAATCGTTAATTCTTTGAAAGCACCGTCAACAGTCCGGCGGGTAAATTTATTTTGTAAATAGGTTTTGTGTAATTTGAAGTCGGCCGGTAAACTTATTATATAAGCAAGTAGCCCGATTGATGATAAATTTTCAAGATCGTTTTGTGCTGCATCGTTTGACATGATGAAAAATTTATCTTGTTTTTTGCGTTTTATGATAGACATTTCTTTATCTCCTACAATATACGCACAATCGACAAACGCTATATAAACCGCATAACGGCGCGAAACTTTATAAACGAATGGGTTTATTAGAAATCACATAAGGACGCGCAAGCGTGCATTATAACAGCGTTTGAGATTGTGCAAAACTATGTTAAATTTTTTGTACAATATTCATTGCAATATACAAATATCTTTTAAATATAGGACCGTTGCAGCGGTCCTATATCCATCTTAATATTCTAATTTGTTTACAGCTTCCAACAACTCCGGAAATGTCCTGTGTGTGTAATTTTCGGTTACGTCCTTGTTGGCGTGACCGACAATTCTTTTAATTGTTAGATCATCAACACCGGCTTTATTTAATCCGGTTATAAATGTGTGCCGTGTTTCGTGTATCGTGTGCGGTTGGCAATACCAAAAATTTGTTAAATAATTTACATACGACATTTTGCGCTTTGTCTTTTTGGTTGTTATCAAATACCGGTTATTTTCGTCATATCTTGCGGTAATGAGCGGTATTATTTTTTCGTGTAACGGTAAACGCCTTACACCTGCCGTTGTTTTTGACTCTTTAATATCAATATATTTTTCATGCAAATTAACGTTTTTATTTTCCACGGCCATTATCTCCGATATTCGCATACCCGTATAAAGCAGTATAAGCGGTATGTCGTCAAATTCTTTCGTTCCTAGTGTATTCCATAGGCTTTTTATTTCCGACGCCGTAAAAGGCGTTTTGTTGCGTTTGTCGTCGGGTGCCACGGTATCAATTTTTATAAACTCTGATAAATTTTTCTTCACGTAATCGTGTTTCATTCCGTATTGATAACAATTTGTTAAAGTACGCTTCATAACACTTTGAGTTGATGGCTTTTCATTTTTGAACAAATTTTCAAGCTCAACTAATGTTATCAAGTTAAATTTTTTGTTATGCAGCGGTTTGAGTCTGTTAAAACCATATCTATATTGTTTTATGGTTCCTTCCGAAAACCCACTATTTTCAATCATACTATCAAATACATACTTTAGCGTGACCTCTTTAACAATAACATCCGTCGGATCAGTTAGGTATTTTCGCAAAGCTTCTTTTGCTTGTGTAAGTTTTTCATAATATCCGATATACCTATATTCTTGTTTTCCTTCATTTGTCCACCCTATTGTAACGCGTACCGCGTATGGCCGGCGACGTTTCCCGGACAGCTTAAAAATAGAGCCGTCACCGTTTCCGCGCCTTCTTTTCATAAAAACCACCTACTTTTTAATATTAAAAACATTGTTTATTGTAACATTTGCACAAAAATAAGCAAAAACTACGGTTCAGATAAAAACAGCCTTCAAACCCTTGCCACGTCTCAAATAGTAACGGATGGTTACACTTTAGTATGATAAAGTGTAACCGCGAAAACCGTTGATATATAAGGGTTTGCGCTATGCTATGCCTAGATGACCTACTTGTTTTACCATGTTAAATATATAGGTTTTAGATTTTTATAGTACATATATAATAATATATTAACTTATTTTTATATATTAAGTAGGCAAGTAGTCATAGAGCGCGCAACAGCGCGGTTTATAGAGTGTTGGAAGTAGGTATTTAAGTGTACCGAAATGTATAAACACTATGTTTCACATAATTGTAACAATTACATATGAGGTTTTTTAGATTGTTTTAAGGGCGTACAAGTGTTTGCGCGTAATATACAAAACGGGAACAAATGTTTTGGATGTATATCAAGTCTTGTTTTGCAATATTTTTTTAATATAATAAAAATATACAAAGTAAATGAAATGTTTACAAAGTAAAAATGCACAATAACTTGTTAAAAACATTGTGCATTTTGTCAATTTACAAATAATGGATACTATTGTAATATAACACGTGAAAGGGGGTAAAGAGCTAATGCGAAATCTTATAAAAAAGAAAATGATTGACGCCGGGCGCGATGATTTTGTGAAATATCTAGCGGAAATATTAGATATTTCAAAGCAGGCGGCAAGTGCAAAGCTAAACGGTAGCGGGCGATTTAATGAAAATGAAATCAGCACATTAACCGTAAAGCTTGGATTTACCGGCGAAGAATTAAAGAACGCAGTTACAAAGGAATGATATTTTTTGAAAGTTTCAGAGTGTGCGAAAGTTTTAGGAAAATCACAACAATTTGTAAGGATAGGTTTGCAACGCGGCATATTACCATTTGGTTATGCGGTTAAAATGTCATCGCGTTGGTGCTATCATATCAGCGAAGCAAAGGTTTATGAATATTTAGGAAAGGCAGGTTAAATATGAAATTTAAGACAGGTGAACGTTATAAAGTAAACAATAAAAGAACACACGACTATGGAATTATTGTAGAAATTATAAAAATAAATGGTCGGTGGGTAACGTGTAAAAGGGAAAATGGAACTTCATTTGCTTTTAATATTGAGAGTCCATATGCTGAAAATTTAATTAAGATTGAGAGTGAAAAGCCGGAAACAATAGTTATTTACCGCAAGGGTAATGAGACAATCGCACTTGATAAGCGCACCGGTAAAAAAGCCGTTGCAAAATGTTGTCCGGAAGATACATATAATTTTGATACAGGCGCAGAGCTTGCATTTAAGAGATTGATGGATTTACCGAAATACAAAGAAGTACATCGCAGAGCAAAAGCAGGCGAATATGTCAAGATTATTAACCCTTATCGTGTACCTAAAAACAATGACGGTACACCATGCTATAAAAACGGCGATATTGTCAAGATGCTCGATTATACTGATATTTTTGGACGTGCAAGATTTAGAGATGGAGCTGATACAAGCGGTAGACAATATATATTATTAGACAGTGAGTACGTTGTACTTGAAGGATATGAGCCGGAGCAGCCGAAAACTGATGGTGATGAAATCAAAGTCGGTGATAAGGTAAAAGTCATAGACACGGGTAAATTGTGCACCACTAATATTGAGTGGTTTAAGAGAAACAATGTTAATCCGGAATTACTTGGTAGATATGCTTATAATGACGATTTAGGTTTTTATAAGGGTATTTACTCATTAAATGAAGTATTTACGGTTGAATACGTCGCAGAAGGTAAAGCGCTAATAAGTAAAATTGACCGTACATGTTATTTATTAGTTATTAAGGGGTTAAAGAAATGTTAGCGCTATACCCACACCAAAAAGGAGCTTTACAGCAGACAGAGGATAAAAACAAAGTTGCAATAGAAGGTTTTGAGGGTTTGTATGAAATTGACACGCAAGGAAATGTATATTCAATTTTACAAACGCGTTCACGTCGTAAAGGTATATTGAAACAATATCAAAACGAACACGGTTACATGAAAGTAAATTTATATGATTTACAAGGACGTTGTAAAAAGAAATATGTACATAGATTAGTTGCAAGCGCTTTTATTCCTAATCCCGAAAATAAAAAGGTTGTAAATCATAAGGATTGCAACGTTAAAAATAATAACGTTGATAATTTGGAATGGATGACACAATCGGAAAACATATTATATGCGGTTAAGTTAGGGCGCTACGTTGACAACATATCGAAGTATAACAATAGAAAGAAGGTGATCTGATTGATAAAACTATACGAACACCAAACCGAAGCATTACAGAGCGTTAAGGAGCTAAACAAAGTAGCGTTTTATCACGATTGAAATGGGCCTTGGTAAGACTTTCACCGGTGGTGAAAAACTTATACAGCTAGGTGCAAAAGTAAATCTCGTTATCTGCCAAAAGTCAAAAATTGATGATTGGAAAGACCATATAAAAAGTCATTATATTGGTAAAGTTGACGCTTTATATGATTTGACAAATAAAGTTGCATACAGTGAGTTTTTGAGTACTGCATACTGTTACGATTATTTAACAGTAGTTGGAATTATCAATTACGATTTAGTGTGGCGGCGCCCGAAGCTTAAAAAATTACACGACTTTACATTATTACTTGATGAAAGCTCACTTATACAGAACGAAACAACCAAACGCTCAAAGTTTATAATGAAATTAAATTACAAGAATTTAATTTTGTTATCCGGTACACCAACGGGCGGGAAGTATGAGAAGTTATACAGCCAATTAAAGATGTTAGGTTACGACATAACGAAAAAGAGCTTTTACAATATGTATGTTGATTTTCATTACGACGACCGGCAGGGGTTCCCGTTAATGGTTATTGACGGTTACAAGAACGTTGAGAGATTAAAGCGTAAAATGCGCGATTATGGTTGTAATTTTTTGAAAACCGAAGAAGTGCTTGACCTTCCGGAGCAGATATTTACACCGGTTAAGGTTAAGAGATCACCGGAGTATAACAAGTTTATGCGCACCCGTATAACTACCGTTGACGGCGTGGAGCTTGTGGGTGATACCACATTAACAAAATTACTTTATGCGCGGCAGCTATGCGGATCATACAGCGAAGAAAAGCTAAAAGCCTTTACGGACCTGTTAGAGTCTACAAACGATAGATTGATAGTGTTTTACAACTTTAATGCCGAGCTTGACGCGTTAAAATACGTGTGTGACGCACTAGAACGCCCGTACAGCGTTGTAAATGGCAAAGACAAGGATTTATATGCCTATGATAATTTTAACGACTCTATAACGCTAATACAGTATCAAGCGGGTGCTATGGGTTTGAATTTACAGAAGGCAAACAAGATAATATATTTTACACCGCCGTTATCAAGTGAGTTATATGAGCAGAGCAAGAAGCGTATACACAGAATAGGGCAGCAGGCGACTTGTTTTTATTACAATCTTATATGTGCCGGTAGCATCGAAGAAAAGATATATAACACGCTTGCTATGCGAAAAGATTACACGGAAGCGTTATTTGAAAGTGAGGGGAATAATGAATAAAGATACAAAGATGTTAAAGGCCATATCTATAACAATGCTAATTTTAACATTTATCGCACTATCTATAACGTTTTGGATATTGGATAACAGATATATAGATGAAATTCAAAGCAGCATTTTGTATTTGGTATACCTTGCGGTTATGTGGATATCGTGCGAAGTGGCTGAATGGATGGAGGACATAGAACGGGGGCGTTTGAATGGCAGCAGAAAAAACGTTTGAAGTTAAAATAAAACGAATGTTAAGAGAAAACGGCGCATATTTTGTAAAGTTTTTCGCCAACAGCTACACCAAAGCAGGAATACCGGACATATTAGCGTGTGTTAATGGTTATTTTGTAGGCATCGAGGTTAAAGCCGAAAACGGACACCCAAGCGATTTACAGATATACAATATCGAGCATATAAGAAAAGCCGGCGGGTTTGCTTTTATAGTATATCCAAGTGGATATAAGAAGCTTATGGAGTTTATACAGGACTTAAAGCGTGATGTATTCACACGTGAGGTTCCTATAATATTAAAGTAAAGGAGATACAAGAATGAAAGAAGATTTTAAGAAATGTCTACTAAAAACGGAGCGTGAGGGTATGGGTGATCTAATTGATTACCTTGACAAAATCGGGTTTTTCACGGCACCGGCAAGTACACGTTTTCACGGAGCTTACGAAGGCGCACTATTAGAACATAGTATGAATGTACTTAAATGTGCGGAAAAGCTTGGTGTAGAGTGGTTAGGTGGTGAGGAATACAACAAGATACACAACAGCGTGGTAATATGTTCATTACTTCACGATGTAGGAAAATGCGGACAGTTTGGAAAGCCTTTATATATTCCGAACATTTTGAAAAGTGGCAAAACAAGCGACGCGCAGCCATACGCAACCAACCCGGATTTAATGACTCTACCACACGAAATAGTATCGTGTATCGAGGTTACAAAGTTTATTGATTTGACCGAGGACGAGCAGAGAGCTATTGCATGGCATAACGGGCTTTATGGTGCGTTTAAGTACGATATACAAGGCAAGGAAACGCCTTTATATATGATTATCCATTTTGCAGACCTTTGGGCGTCAAGAGTTATAGAAAGTGTGACTAAAGTTGAAAGTTAAATGTGAATGTATTATATGCGGTAAAACATTTTATCAATACCCTTGTTATGTAAAGCAAGGAATAAAATGTTGTAGTAATCAATGCCGATCAAAATGGATAACCGGAAAAGGAAAGATCGGAAGAGCGTCGTGTAGGGA